CTGAAGTATCTGATGCCTATAAAAAAGGCAGGGTCAAACAGATCAGTGACATGGGTTCTAACCTCGTTAAATTAGCCACAGATGGTAACGTGGCGGCTAATATTTTCTACCTAAAGACTCAAGGTGGTTGGAAAGAGGAACAGCCAGAAGCACAAGAGATACCCCCTATTAATATCGTGGTGGATAGTCGTGCAGTCGAGAAATCGCCATTATAAATTTAATGCAGGGTGACTGTCTTGAGCGCATGAAAGAAATACCAGACGGCTCGGTTGATATGGTTCTGACTGACCCACCTTATAATATAGCTCGTCCCAATAACTTTAAGACTATGGGGCGGTTTGGTATAGATTTTGGGGAGTGGGACAAGGGCGCAGATTTATTTAGTTATTTGGATGAGTGCTACAGAGTGCTTAATAAAAACGGCTCAATAGTTGTTTTTAATTCTTGGAAAAACTTGGGAGACATTGCCCGATATGCTGAAAATTTAGGATTTATAGCTAAAGATTTGTTACGTTTAGAGAAAAAAAACCCGATGCCCAGAAATAGGGATAGGCGGTATATTACTGATTATGAGTGCGCTATTTGGCTGACAATGCCTAAAGCTAAATGGACTTTTAACAGGCAACATCCGAAGTATCAGCGGCCTAAGTTTGTACATAGTATAGACAAGGGATTACACCCGACTCAGAAAAGCCTTTCTCTTATCGAGGAGCTGTTAGCTATACATACAGCCTCTGGCGATGTGGTGTTCGATCCCTTTATGGGTTCTGGTACAACAGGTGTGGCTTGTGTAAACACTAATCGAAATTTTATAGGTATTGAGTTAGATAAGAATTATTTTAGAGTAGCTACAGACAGGATTAAAATTAGTGCAACTAACGCTACCGCAGAGTGAGATATTCTTAAATCAGTCAAGGTTTAGAAGTGTTGTTGCAGGTAGGCGTTTTGGCAAAACATTTTTATCAACCACTGAATTACTTAAAGCAGCGACAAGCGGCAAGAATCGCAACTGTTGGTATGTCGCTCCAACATACGGTTCAGCAAAAGAGATTGCATGGGATATGCTCATCGCAACTATCCCTCACGAATACGTTATAAAGACAAACGAAACCTCCCTCACGATTAAGTTAATCAACGGCTCAACCATCTCTTTAAAGGGTGCGGAAAAGCCTAATAACTTACGAGGACGAGCGTTAGACTTTGTTGTGCTTGATGAGTTCGCTGATATGCGCCCAGAGGCATGGTTTGAGGTTCTAAGGCCATCGCTATCTGATAGGCACTCAGAGGACAGCCCGACAAGAGCGTTGTTTATAGGCACTCCCAAAGGCCGCAATCACTTCTATGATCTCTGGGCTAAAGGCATCGACGGTGCTGATGAGTGGGACAGCTTCCAATATACAACCATTGAAGGCGGTAATGTATCCGCTAGTGAGATCGAGCAAGCAAAAGCTGATCTTGATGAGCGCACCTTCAACCAGGAGTATTGCGCTCAGTTTGTCACCTATGCAGGACTGATTTACTACAACTTTGAACGCGCCTCCTCAGTCGTTAAGTTTGAGGATGATGGGGGTGTTCTGCACATAGGAATGGACTTTAACACCGACCCTATGAGTGCGGTTGTTGCACAGCGTAGAGGCAATAATCTTATATGCATAGGCGAGATAGTCATCTTTGGCAGCAATACAGATGAGATGGCTAAAGAGATACATCAACGCTATCCCAATCGACAGATCATTATTTACCCTGATCCTGCCGCTCGTCAAAGAAAGACATCAGCAGCGGGTAGAACAGACCTCTCGATATTACAAAATGCGGGCTTTATGACTAAGGCCAAACAATCCCACCCTGCTGTCCGTGACCGCATCAACGCGGTTAATTCACGGCTCAAGTCAGGCAATGGGGAAAGGCATCTGTTTTTTACCGACAAGTGTAAGCAAGCGATTAAGTCGCTAGAGCGGCAGACTTACAAAGAAGGGACGAGCCAACCTAACAAAGATGATGGCTATGACCATGCTAATGATGCCCTTGGGTACATGGTTGAATATCTATTCCCGATAAAAACAGACTATAAAATTGAACAGCCAACGCGGTGGACTTAATGGCAGACATTGAATATACAACACCTGAATACGACAATCACAAGGAGAGTTGGGAGTTCTACTTGCGCTCGTATATGGGTGGACAAGACTATCGTGATGGATCGTATCTGACCAAATACGTCAACGAGGACGCTGATTCATACGGTCGCAGAATCGACCTGACTGCTATGGACAACCATTGTAAGAACATCGTTCACATATACAGCAGCTTTCTATGGCGCGTCCCACCGACTCGATCATTTAACTCGTTAGCCAACAACGTAGCCCTTGAGCCATTCCTAAAAGACTGTGATCTTGATGGCCGCTCACTGAACACCTTTATGCGTGAAGCGCAAGTATGGGCATCAGTGTATGGCAATGTCTGGATCATGGTGGACAAGCCTAAATCTAATGCCGGAACTAAGGCCGAAGAACTGGCGCAAGAGATTCGCCCTTACTTGACCCTATTTACCCCTGAAAACGTGTTCGATTGGAAGTACGAGAGAACCCCTAGCGGTCGATTTAAGCTCGTTTATCTAAAGGTTAGGGAAAGCATTCAGCATGTCTCTGACACAGAGGTCGAGGCTTATTACAAGGTCTGGACAGAAGATAAAATTAAATCCTATGTCTCCTCAAACGGCAAGGAAAAGAAAGTCGATGAGATGGACAATCCGTTGGGTCGTATCCCGGCTGTGTTTCTTCCTGCACAACGATCAGTCACCAGAGGCATCGGCATATCTGATCTATCTGATGTCGCATATATGCAACGCGCTATCTACCAAGAGTTATCAGAGATAGAGCAGCTTATACGGATATCCAACCATCCCACCTTGGTGAAGACCTTTGGCACAGATGCAAGTGCCGGGGCAGGGTCGGTCATTAACTTACCTGATGACATGGATCAAGGTCTTAAGCCTTACCAAATGCAACCCAGTGGACAAAACCTAGACGCTGTTCGTGCATCGATAACCGATAAGGTCGAGGCCATTAACAGAATGACCCACATGGGCGCTGTTCGCGGCACAACGGCAATGACGCAATCTGGCGTAGCTATGCAGACAGAGTTCCAGATGCTCAACGCCAAGCTATCGGAGAAGGCTGATATCTTACAGTTAGCAGAGGAGCAATTGTTTGTACTGTTCTGTGATTGGCAAGACGTTACCCCCGATGTCGAAATATCCTATCCAGACTCGTTTGATCTTAGAGACTATGACAAAGAACTAACCTTCTTGCAGCAGATACGTGCAAGCGGTGTTCGCTCAGTCACCTTAATGCAGAACATTGATATGCAGATCGCTGATCTAGTGCTTGATGATGAGGCACTTGCTAAAGCACACACAGAGATCGAAGAGAGCACAGCAGTGCTTGGTGACTTCTCTGATAAGACTCAGATATACAGCTACCACATCGACGCGGGTGTTGTGACTCCAAACGAGGTTAGAGAGAAGATCGGCCTTGAGCAAGTTGAAGGCGGTGACGTTTTGATCGAGCCAAAGGAAGATGAAGGTTCTGATCTAGGACAGTTCTAATGTCGGCAGAGAGCGAGTACAGCGATCTCCTTGATCGTTTAGCGGATACACATCAAGCAAGAATAGCCGCAGCACTCCAAGAGCTAGAATCACGAATCTCTGCATTGATGGCAACAGCGCCTTTAAGTGATGGGAATTTGTTTGATCTGCAATGGGCGTTAGCGGCTAGGGCTGAGATCAGATCGATCATTGATGAGGTGTATCTGGTAGAGGTTCAGGCATCGATACGGCAGTACAGGAATGTATCAGCATCAGCTTTGGCTATGCTCCAGAACTACGGTGACTTTATCAATGTTGAGGCATCGGTCATCACCCAGTTACAGCGGCTGTCCTTTCAGGGCTTTGAGGCGATTGCTAATGAGTATCTGGATATTCTAGCGACTGAGATTTACCAAAGCACACTTACAGGCAGAGCGTTTAACGAGTCTGTTAAGAACCTAAGTCAAAGCATCAACGGCATTTATATCTCATCGGACTCATTAGAGGCTAAGAAATTAGTTGATATTGCGGCCAATGGATCAGCGGCACAAAAGGCGGCAGCGGTTGAGAAGCTACAGACTCTCTATGGCAGAGATGCAACCGGGCGCAACCTAAGACGCTATTCAGTACAGATGATGCAAGACAGCCTCATGCAGTTTAATGCCTCCATTAACACAGCGATAGGCAAAGAGTCAGGCGCTGAGAAGTGGAAGTATTACGGATCAAGCGTTAGGGACACGCGGCCATTCTGTCGCAAGCATCAGGGTCAAACATTTACAGATGAAGAAATCGAACAAACATGGTCGGGGTCTTGGGCAGGTAAGGCTTCCGGTGATCCTTTTATTGTGCGCGGTGGTTATA